TTTCTTTGCTAATTTCGTTTTCTTAATTACAGACTCTTCATCTAGTTCTTCATCCCAAGAATAATCCTCCATTAGAGAATCAATATCTTCAGGGTCTAAACCTTCGCCTTCTGTAACTGTCAAATACTCTCTTAGCAAAGAATCAGGATTCATAGCACTGAAGTCTCTTTGTAATTTTACATAGTCTTCAATACCTCTTCCTGTTTCTTTTTTATACTTAAAGTAAGCTGCAACATCTTCTGGAAGCTCTTCAGCCTCTTGTCTTGCTGCATTTAATTCATCTAGTGAATTAATTTCCTTACCATATCTTTTTCCAATATATGAAAGAACGTCTTCTTCTGATAACTCTGCCTGCTCTTGAACTGGCTCTGGTGTTTCTTCAGAAGTTTCTTCTGCTTTAGGAGTGTCTTCTACGACACTCTCTTCAGCAAAATCCATTTTTACTTGAGGATTATTTTCTTTTGTCTCGCTAGAGTCACTAAACTTTTCCTCATGCTTATCAAGAAGCTCTTGTTCAACCTCTTGTACTGATTTTTCTTCAACGGCATCTACCGCTCTTACTTTTAATTCCATTTAATTTAATTTAGATTACAAATTTACTTAAAATTTTAACGCTCATTATCGGGGTGAAAACTCAGATAAATCAAAGCCATCAAGGCTATCTTCATTAGATTCAAAATTCTGTGGAGGTAAATTATTTTTACGTTGTGAAATCAATTTACTCTGTTCAGTATTTTGTTGACTAATTCTATCAGACTTAGCTTTCTCTCTTGAATCTTCTCTGTTTGATAAAGATTGCTCAGTCATACCATGCAATTGTAAGTTATAATTAAACTCTTGTTGCATTAAGTTAGATTTAAGCTGAGCTTCTGCTTTTTGTTTTTCAATTTCAAAAGCTATTTCTGCTTGCTTCACTTTCATCTTAGATTGCGTTTCAAGCTCTATCTTTTGAAGTGCTACTTGCGCAGCCATCTCCTGAGACTTGAGCTGTTGTTGAGCTGTCATTGCTTGCTTTTGCATAGCCATCTTTTCATCACGCTCCTGCTTAGCAAGTCTCTTAACTTTCAATAATTGATTAGCAAGTTTAAGATTTTTAATCTCACGAATATCAATGGCATCTTCAAGATTAATATCTTGTTTAGATAAAGCCATCTGTATATTCTGCTCCAGCATAGCTTTTTGCTCTTCGTCTGGAGACAACTCTATAAACACACCAAAGTCATAAATATATAAGTCTGATATTTCACCAAGTATACTTACATTATATTTACCAATCTTATTTATAAAGTCTTCCTTAAAGTCTGCATACTCTAAAATATCTGCGATACGATAAGTTAATGCTTCCGATAGGCTTCTGTATATATATAGACTACCGTCTAATATGTGTCTTGTTGCAGTGTTTGAATTTAGTGCAGCTAACTTCTGAACACCAACTAGAGCATCTGGAGATGGTGTAGAACCGTCTCTCGCTTCATTTAAGCCTGTTACAGACCGAATCATATCTAAGTAATGGTTATAGTTAGCTATAAGCATTTGTGTCTTAGAAGCTCCAGAACTGCTTGTAAGCTGTTGTATCGGAACTTTGCCTTGATTGTATTCTCCATCCTGCGTGTAACTTCTACCCACTACACTACCTGTTTGGAAGTATAGTCTTAATGCATCAGATGGGTCATACGCCGCTCCTGTGCCCAGGTCGACTTCATTAAGTCCATCTGCATCTATATACACACCATCCGGTACAGTTCTAGCAATAACTTGCTGTAACTTTAAATGAGTGACCTGTATCAAATCAGCAAAAGGAATCATTCGTCTTACTAAAGACTCAATAACTCCTTTGTACATTCTTGGTGCTACGGCAACATAATTAGGTAAGGCGTGCTGAGAAGAAGACTTTGGTCTAACCATATTCTTAGCAAGCTCCCACTTGAGAATTATGTTAGTTCCCATAACCATCACTCCGTCATACCATACATCAATAGTTTTTTCTATTTTCTCAAACTTTCCATCTTCCATCATTTCTTCTGGAGGATTAAAAGTATCGTCTTTTTCTATCATCTTAGAGCCACCACCCTCAAGTATTCTCTTCTTATAAACCATCTTCTTAGTGGTCTTATAATTAAAATACATCAGAGTACAAGTGTCTCTATAAAAAATATCATTCTCATAAAACTGAGCTACATTATAATAGTCATACCAACTCTGGCTGTATTTAGATATCTCTTCTAAATCTTCACGAGTAAGGCTAGGGTCTATCTTTAATAGTTCAGCAATAGGTAAAGTTTTAATCTCACCCCAATAGAAACAATCTTTAAAGTGAGGGTCTTCAGTGTAGCTATATACAACATTAGCTGGGTCTACATAAGATATTTGAACTCCAGCTCCAGGTAGGAACTCATGTTTTGCTACAGACATACCTATAACTGTGGAGTCATAGTCTATTTGTTTACGAATATCATCATAGTGATTTTCAGCAAACATCGTATCGATTGCTTCCTCTTCTGCAATTTCAATCGCAGGTTTATAGTTAAGGTTCATATAAAGAGATAGCTCCTCATCAGATGATGGAAGTTCATCAGGGTCCATAATAAATGGGTCTACTCCTGTCTGCTCTTGTATCGTAGTCAAGATATCTTTAGCAGCCATCTGGCCCTCTATCATATCTTGATACTTACTTCTTTTAGCTTGTGATAATGCGTCTTGAGCATAAGCTTTAACCTTAAACTCTCGGTCTTGCATACCGTTAACAACTATATCTACAAACTTTGGCAATATAGGAACTGGAGTCCAATCTAAGTTTAGATAAGACAAGTCTCCATCTACTGCAATTTCGTTTTTATATTTGGCTATTGATTGCTCTCCTCTTGCGTATAAACGCAGTCTGTGAAAGTCTCTCCATTGATTGTAGTATCTACACTGGTTTCCATCTTTCTTAAACCATTCATATTGAATAGCCTGTCCTATCTGTAAACCAAATTCGTCAGTTGCTTTTTCTGCATCAGAAACGAATTGACTTGGAAAGCCTGTAGATGCAATGTCTATTGTAACATCCTTCATCTATCTTATTAATTCACTTAAAGTTCCCTTATTTGTATACCTTGCAAAGTTAAGGTTTATTTTTGATTGTTTTTTCTCGACCTGATACATATGCCTTTGTGTAGCCATAATCGCTAACCCTGAACTAATACTAGCATCAAACTTAGTTCTATTACTTATATCAAACTTTGCCCAGTCTTCTAAAGTCCTGGTAAACAACATATTTCCCATATCCCCAGACTCTCTAAACTGTCCATCAAAATCTATTCCTACATTTTTTTCTATGTAAGATTCAATTGCAGCAGCATGAGACTGCTTTACATCCTCAGAACTATTGGGTATACCCCCTAGCTCTTTCTCTGTTTTTGACAACTTGGATATATGCTTATCTGGCCTGTTCATTGAAAAACCTCTATATCCCCTATTCTTAAAATGATACAGCAGTCTAGGTTTATTATTCTCTACCAGTATAGGCATACCATAAAATACACACGCCATCAAAACTTCTTCAAAAAATATTTCAGCTGTCTGTGGTCTAGCCACATACTCTAAGAAAAACTCATTAGCAGGAGCTTCCTCCATACTAAACTTTGTCATTCCATGTAATGCTCCATTAGAACCTCCACCACCTACAGTTCCAGATATGTCGTATGAGTCACATCCAAATGCTCCTATATGGTCGTTGCCTGGAAACTTAATACCTCTCCTGTCAATAACATTATTCTGCAACCCTTTCGATGGTGTCCAACTAATTAAAAATCTACCTCTCTTGTCAGGACTAAAAGCCACCTTAGTATCTTTGATACCATTCTGCCAATAAAAGTTTCCTCTTGTTAAGTGATGCTCTAGTATTAAAGAGTCGTTGTAGTCTATCTGCTGGTATATCTTTGTAAGATTAAAAAGAGAAGATTTACTCTCATCTCTAAATGCGTGTGACTCTGTTCTTGGAAATTGTCTGTAAAATTCGTTCAGTGCATCTGCATCTGATTTTAATGAATCTACTTCAGCTTGCCAGTAGTCTATAGCTCCGTTGGTAATCCACTCTCCATCAACACCTTTGCATTTTTCTTTGGGAGCTCTAAGAACAGGCTGACCATATATATCTATAAAACCCTCCATGTTCATTTCCATAGGTATAAACAAACTATACATACCGCTTTTAGTTTGACCGTTGGCGTTTCTTGTAGTCACATCAGAGTCTTCGTAAAGCTTCTTAAAATTACTACCACCCTTATCTAAAGCATTTGAGGTAGAGCCCATTAAGCACTTGCCTATTATCTTACTACCTAACCTCAAACAAGTTTTAGTAACCCTCCAGTTGTTAAGTATATTATTTGGTTTTATCCACTTACCACTTTCATCATGGACTAACAGCATAAGCTTTTCACCATCATAGGAGTTGTCATCTGTATTCTTCCAGTCAATAGTGGTGTCAAGACCTGTGAGCTCTTCATCAACACTATCGTACATATTTTTCTTTGTTATCTTAGATGCTGGTATCCTAAAGGCTAGTTCAGTCTTTGGTTTATCCATACCGTCTTGTATGGGCTTAAAAAAGAACGGAAGTCTATTAGATATAGGAACTACTTTATCTGTAAACATCTTTTTAGAATCCGCTCCCGTCTTTGACAGTATACCTACCCTAGAATCTTTTGCTAGTGTTCCTGCGTTTACACACTCTGAAGAGCCCATAAATGAAAACCCTGAACGTCTAATCTTCAAGTATATCATTCCAAACGCTCGCTTATCAGCTTTACACGCTTCCCAAAAAATATAAAACATCCTGTTAGCTTCTCTGTAGTCTGGATATCCAACATCAATTGCTGACCATTGTAAATACATATAATGTGAGCCAGTAATGTAAGTTGGCTTACCATTATTCATAAACCAATGCCCCTCTTCTCTGCTGTCAAACTCAGACTCAATATAATCAACCCACTTTGATTTAAATGGAGTTGGCATTTCGTTCCACTGAAATATAGAGTATATCCTAGATAGTTCTTTGGGAAGTTCTTGTCTTTCCCAATACTGCTCTGATTTAGTTTTAGACCTTGAGAAACAATTTTTAGGAGTTACAGGTAAACCTATCCTCAGCCCTGATATTTCCACAACATCTCCGAGCGTACCATTTTTAGAAATACAAACAAAGTCATATTTATCATTATATCCATACTCCCAGGTCTTGGCTCTATTTTTATTAGCCAATACACCTTTTGGTATGTATCCATCTAAAACTTTATAGATACTACTTTGAGCGTCTTTCTGCAAATCCTTGTTTTGTTTCAACTTTAGCGTCTGTGTTATTTGATAAGTTTATATTCTCCTGCTCCTGGTCTATCTTGTTTAATATATCAAAAGCATCAAATACAGCTAACTTCTTTGTAGCTGCTGCGTTCTTTAATCTATCTGCCGCCAGCTCATCTTCTGGGTCGTGCTTAATAATATCTTCTTTAGCAACTTTAATAAGCTGTTCTACAGCCTTTCTTCCTGCTTCAATTATTTTTTTCTTTAGTTCTTCTGATTTCATTTTGTTTTATTGCATTATCTAAATGAGCTTTTTCCCAGTGCATTCTATAATCATAACCACCAGTAAATGTTTCATCACACTGACTACATTTTATAGTATGCTTCATAAACACATTGTAATGTGGTGGTCATACATTCTGTATAGCTTCTGCCCATCTACATTAAATTCATATTCAGTATCTGGTCTAAATGTAACTAGGTCGCCTTCTTTTATGCCCTGCTCTTGTAATGTTTTATTTATGTATTTCATTTTACCCATGAGCGGCTCTTCGGCAAAAGGCTTGTGTATATAAGATTCAGTAACTGGTACTGGCTCTACAAAACAATACTTATCGTGGCA